GTAAATGACTACAAAAGGAATTAAAAACCTATCACGCAAACAAGAAACCCGTGAAAAGGACGCTCGACCGAGGGGATGGGTTCCTCCGTCAAATTTAGAAGCACCTGAACCACCTGAAGGTTTTCACCATAGGTGGGTAAGACTTGAGTATCGTGGCATGGCTGATGAAAAAAATGTTATTGGCAGGTTACGAAGTGGGTATGAATTTGTAAAAGCAGATGAATATCCTGATAGAATGGATTTACCATCTATCGCTGACGGCAAGTACAAAGGTGTTATTGGTATTGGTGGGTTAGCTTTAATGCGTTGCCCAATTGAGGTGAAAGAGGACCGAGATGAATATTTCAGAAATCTTACTAATCAAAAAACAGATGCCATTGAAAATGACTTACACAAAGACGAGCATCCAAGCATGCCTATCCATCAGGAAAGGCAAAGCAGAGTAACTTTTGGAGGCAAAAAGTCTTAATGAGTAAGATTTTAGTCTCTGAATAAGTAAAAGGAGACTGATATGGCTAATATAGATGCCGCTTTCGGTTTACGTCCAATTGCTAAAGTAGGTTCGGCTCCAGGTGGGACAACTGGAACGACTAAATACTCTATTGCTGATAACCAAAGTACTGCGATCTTCACTGGCGACCCCGTTAAATATAAATCTGACGGAACAGTTGAAGTAGCGGCTGCTGGTGAAGCATCATGCGGAGTATTTATGGGATGTTTTTATACAGATCCAACTACAAGCAAACCGACGTTTAAAAATTACTTTCCAGCATCGTTATCACCTGGTGATGCGATTGCTTTCGTAGCAGATGATCCTGATCAAATGTTTGTTGTACAACAAGATTCAGTTGCTTCAAGTTTATCTGGTGCGAACATCAACGAAAATGCGAATCTCATTTTCGGTTCTGGTAGTACCACTACGGGTCTATCTGGAGTAGAAATAGATTCCAGTTCAGCAACAACAACAGCTACCCTTCAGGTTAGAATCGTTGCTGGTTATGAGACTCCAAGCAATACAATTTCCACTGCAGCAGCAGGGAATAACAGTGTATTTGTTGTGAAGATCAATAACCATCAATTAGGCTCTAGCACTGGAACAGCTGGCGTATAGGAGGTTATTATGGCTATTAATAGAGCCCAATTAGCGAAAGAGCTAGAACCTGGCCTAAACGCCTTGTTCGGTATGGAGTATTCTCGTTATGAGAACGAGCATGCTGAAATTTTTGACAATGAATCAAGTGACAGAGCTTTTGAAGAAGAAGTAATGTTAGTTGGCTTTGGCGAAGCAGCAGTAAAGCAAGAAGGTGCAGCAGTTCAATTTGACACTGCACAAGAATCTTTCACTGCTAGATATACTCACGAAACTGTTGCGTTAGCATTCAGTTTGACTGAGGAAGCGGTCGAAGACAACTTGTACGATACTTTATCGGCTCGTTACACAAAATCATTGGCACGTTCAATGGCATACACAAAGCAAGTTAAAGCAGCGAACATTTTAAACAATGCTTTCTCAACTGCTGGTGGTGATGGTGTTTCTTTAGTAAACAGCGCACACCCAACTGCTTTAGGTGGAACTTTTTCAAACATAAGTTCAACTAATGCTGACTTGAACGAAACCTCATTAGAGCAAGCAATGATTGATATTGCAGGCTTTATCGACGAAAGAGGCTTAAAAGTTGCAATGCAGGGAAGAAAATTAATCATCCCAGTAAACACGCAATTTGTAGCGGATAGAGTGTTAAACTCTACTCTTAGAGTTGGTACGTCTGATAATGACATCAACGCAATGAGAAACATGGGTATGTTACCTGATGGATACGTGGTTAATCACTACCTATCAGATACTGATGCATTCTTTATTAAAACAGATGCTCCTAATGGATTTAAACACTTCGTAAGAGCTGCCCTTGCTACTGGCATGGAAGGTGATTTCGATACAGGAAACATGAGATATAAAGCACGTGAAAGATACAGCTTTGGTTTCTCAGATCCTAGATGTGTATACGGATCTCAAGGTTCATAAGAATTAACTAAATCTTTCTTAGGTGAAGAAGGCGGTTGCGAGACCGCCTTTTTTATTATACACTTCTCACAAGTATCCTAGATTAACAAAGTCGTGCACACTGGCTAGGCAGACGTGTATAGAGACTGCATGACAAGGGCTATACAACCAAGGAGGCAATATGGCTAACCCACATTTCCAGAACATGATTCTATGGGCAGGTAACACAGATGCTACTGAGTACAAAAAGAATCAACCAATGTTCCAACCGTATCCATCAGATCAAACTTTTTATGGATATTTTAATGACTTCATGACCTACAATGCAGGGGATTGGACAATTACAACAACTGAATCGGGCTCAGGCGATGCAAGTGAAGCACTTACATCTGGAGCAGGCGGTCAATTATTAATTACAAATGATGATGCTGATAATGATTTAGACTTTTTACAATTAAAAGGTGAATCTTTTAAACTAGCTTCAAATAAATCTGCATACTTTTCAGCAAGATTTAAAGTAAATGATGTTGATCAATCCGATTTCGTAATGGGATTACATATCACTGATACATCACCATTGGATGTAACAGATGGTATTTTCTTCATTAGTGCAGATGGCGACGCAGGATTAGATTTTCAAGTTGAAAAAGATAACACTGCAACAACAACTGAAGACGTTGCTACAATGGCAGATGATACATTTATTACTGTATCATGGTTTATTGATGCAAATAGAGATGCTGTTTATTATTCAATTAATAACGCTGCTCCTCTAAAATCTGCGGCAACTAACCTACCTGATGACGAAGAACTAACAATTTCTTTCGGTATTCAAAATGGTGAAGCTTCTGCTCAAACAATGACAGTTGACTACGTAACTTGCATGATTGAAAGATAGGAGTTGTAAATGTACGCTTTAAAAAACAAACAGTTGACAGCAAGCGGACAAGTGACAACTAAAGTATCGGCAGGCACTAATACACTTAGTGCTCCAGCTAGAGTTGTTGGACTTAACATTAGATGTGGTGCAACTTTAGGCAGAGTTGATTTAATTGATAATGGTTCAAGTGGAACTGTTAAATTTACAATTCCAACTCCAGCTATAGGTTCAGGCGAAGATGAAATTTTACAAGTTAGTTTTCCAGATCCAGGAATGAGATTTGAAACTGATCTTTACTGTTTCTTCAATCAAGCTACACATGTAGAAGTCTTATATGGCTGATAAACAACCACGTAGAAATAAAAAAAATTTCCGCCCTACTGAAAAGGGGGCGGGAATGACTCGTGCTGGAGTTAAAAAATATAGAGCCATGAACCCTGGTTCTAAATTAAAAACAGCAGTTACAGGTAAAGTTAAAAAAGGATCTAAAGCTGCAAAAAGAAGAAAGTCATACTGTGCAAGAAGTGCAGGACAAATGAAAAAATTTCCAAAAGCAGCAGCTAATCCTAAATCAAGATTACGACAAGCAAGAAAACGTTGGAAATGTTAAATGAGAATTCTTTTTCTAGCATTATGTTTTGTTTTAGTTTTTAGTGCAATAACTAGCGCTAATGGTGCAGATACGAACACTGTGTCTTCGACGGTAGTGACGGATAAATCGGTACCTACCGCAAATTCACCAAGTGTTGTTGTAAACAATTCTGATGTTTGTAAAACAGCTGCGGCAGGTGCCGTGCAAACTCAGATTCTAGGAATTAGCAGCGGAATTACTATCACAGACGAAAACTGTGAACGTATAAAATTATCACGCTCACTTTACGCATCAGGTATGAAGGTTGCAGCAGTTAGTTTGCTTTGTGGAGACCCCAGAGTTTGGGATGCGATGCATATGGCAGGGACAAGTTGCCCTTACATGGGTGCTATCGGTTCGGAGGCTGAAGAAGCTTGGAAACAAAACCCTGACATGATTCCTGAAGGAAGTGTAGTGCTTGCTAAAATGGAACAAGAAGAAGAAAAAATAAAAAAATCACAAGGATTAACAGATGGTCAAAAATTTCTCAAATTTGTTATATTGGGTATGGCTATGCATTCTGGTATCGTGGCATTCGCCCCTTAGAGCAGAATGTCCTGTCACATCCACAGGATTATGTACGCCAGGAGTTGAAGAAACCATTGTTATAGATGAAGTAGAAACCATTGAATATGAAGCTGATGGCTATACAGTCACAACCGAAACTACCACTACAACCACAACAGTAACTACAACAAATCCAGATTCAGGAGATATTCTTGATGGAGATGCTGGTTATGTCTCATCATCAAAATATGAAGGTGACATGGATTTGGACTGGGGAGGACAAGGTCCAGCAAGTATGCCGTCTGGAAATTCTTGTTATAATTTAGGCACAGATAAATGTGCTCAAATAACTGGATCAGGTAATTCAACATCAACAATGGGTGTATCTGGTATGGGAACAACATTTATTAATACAATAGATATATCCGAACTTGATATAGAAAATGGTGGTAGAACTAATTATTCTATAAAAGTTGATAAAAGAGATCCTCAAGATCGTATTTATATGCATATTACAGGGCGTAATGGTAATACAAATATATTTCAAGGCACTGACATCTTATCTGAATCTGGTGTAACCAGTGGTTATCAAGAATACACAGGTGGATTTGATTTTGCAGGAACAATTACAAAATTAATTGTAGAGGTAGGTGGAAGGGATGTGTCTCTTGCAATCGGACCGCTTTTTGACGATGTACAAATAAACGTATTATACAACGTAGTTTCTACCATAGTTACAGAACATATACTTAGTGTTGAAATGTGGGTAGCTTATGGAGGAAGTACAGAAACAGAAGTCATAGATATTGTAGAAAATATATTTGAACATAATGATATTGTAGTTCCTGATGCTCCAGGAGATGATATGTATTTTGAGCCAGAGTTTGATGAACCTGATATGGAAATGTCTTATGAAACTGTAGAGATGGAAATGGAGATGGATTATCAAATGGACTTTGAGATGGAAATGCCAACTATGGAAATGGAATTTGAAATGCCAGAAGTAACTGTCGAAGAAGTAAATATAGCTTCAGTTGAAATAGAAATGGAAATGGAATTAGAGATGGAATTAGAAATGCCAGATTTAGAATTACCAGAACCAGATATGGAAATGCCAGAAATGGATATGGAAATGCCAGAACCAGAGATGGATATGCCAGAGACAGAGCCAGAAATGACTGAAGAGATTGAAGTTGCACCAGAACCAGATACAATGGAACCTGAAGTAGAAGCCGAACCAGAGATGGAGGAAACAGCTAATGAACCAGAACCAGAGAGTGAACCCGAAGTTGAGGCTGAGCCAGAACCCGTGGATGAAGCTTCTGAAGAAGATTCTACAGAGCCTAAAGCTGATGCGGAAGAGGAGTCTGAATCGGAAGAGAGCGTTTCGGAGACTGAGGCAGATGAAGAGCAACCAGAAGATATGGAAGAACCAGAAGATAAGGGTGAAGCCGAAGAGAAACCTGTAAAAAAACCAGAGTCTAGTGAGGATGAAGGAAGCGAAGAAGATATGGATAAAGCAGAAGATAAGGCTGAAGACAAAGAAGAAATAAAAAAACCAGAATCTAAGAAAGAAAAAGCTGCTAAAAAGATAGTAAAAAAGATGGGGGATAAGGGTAGATATGATTCAACAAATCAGTTAAAAACATTAATAGTCATGCAGGTATTGGGTGATACTAAAACTTTTTTTGATTCACAAAAAAAGTTAAATGATAGAATGGATTTTTTTACGGATTATATGATACCAGATAGTAAAATACAAAATAATAATATAGCACAATGGTATTTATTTGCTGGTAGTGACGGCTTAATAAATGAAATGATAGATAGTCAATGGCAACAGAGGTAGAAGTAGGCGGTATTAAATTTAGAGGTGGCAAAATATTTGTCATACTTACAGCATTAACCACAGCAGGTGGTGCTTTATGGGGTGGTTTCGAATTTTACAAAGACTACCTTAACATGAAAGAACAAATACAAAATTATGTGGCTCCAGACTTATCAGAGTTTGACAAGAATATTGCTCTGACAAAAGAAGAAATGTCTAGTAAAACAGAACTGTTACAAACAGAAATAGAAATGTTAATGGGTGAAATAGAAATGATGATGCAAGAAATAAGACTTGTTTCCGATGTGGCTAATGAATTAAA